AAATCGGCGGCATTGATTTTGGCTGGGATCACCCCTCGGCAGCTTCGAAGCTGGCTTGGGACCGTGATAACGACTGCGTTTACCTCGCCGCGGACTACCGCCAACGCGAGCAGACACCGGTCTTCCATGCTGCTGCTCTCAAGTCGTGGGGCGCATGGCTACCCTGGGCGTGGCCCCACGACGGCCTCAACGACACTGCGGCTGGTGAGAACCTCGCCGCCCAATACCGGGCGCAGGGGCTGAACTTCACGGCCGTGAAGGCGACCTTCGAGGACGGCTCCAACAGTGTCGAGGCCGGCCTGATGGACATGCTCGACCGCATGCGCACCGGCAGGTGGAAGGTGTTCTCGACCTGCGGCACGTGGCTCGAGGAGCGCAGGATGTACCACCGCAAGGATGGGAAAGTGGTGAAAGAGCGCGACGATACTATCAGCGCCTCCCGCTACGCGCTAATGATGCTCAGGTTCGCTGACGTGGAACGATCGACCGTGATCAAGTACAACCCCCCGAAGATCATCTGATGATCCGCAAAGAGGTCATCACTCAGGGAGCCGCTGTTTGTGGTGATGCCTTGCATGGTCAGCACGGGTCATTAACTCAAGGTTCTCAAGCCGATTATCCGTCTTGTCGCCGTTCCTGTGATGCACGATTTCGTCCCGGTGCAGTTGTCGGCCAAGGTGCCGCTGCATCAGATCGCGATGTTCGCGCAGTTGATGGCTCGCGCCGTGCTCCTTCGAGGTCAGCGTCACATACCCGTTCGCATCATGAGACTTTCCGCCCCGATAGTGCGGATGCGCCGCTCCCCTCACCGAAGCGGTCTCACGCTGAAGGCAGCCGCAGCTTTTCAGTAGGCCTCGGCGCAATGATCTGGAGAGAGATAGTTTCTCCCCTCCGCATGCGCATGAGCACAGCCAAATATGGTCCCGCCCGCGTCTCCCTGCGTATTTCACAACCGTCAGCCGACCGAATGTCATTCCATCGAGGGGGTGCTTGATCATGGCGGCAGTATATCAAAACCTGACCCCGGAAGCCAAGCAATTCAAGCATGTCGTCATAGGCGATTGCGTTTTATTCCATGCGGACTCCTTTGAGGTGCTGCCGCTGCTTGATCCTGTCGATGCTGTCGTCACTGACCCGCCCTATGGGATTGGTGAGAGCAGTCGGAAAGCGGCCACGCGTGGCAAACTGGCGCCAGCGCGTGACTATGGCGGGCAAGAGGATTGGGATCAGGAGCCAGCAAGCCCTCATGTCATCGAATGGATGCGCGCTAATAGCGATTGGCAGATCATATTCGGCGGCAACTATTTCACGCTGCCGCCCGCCTCATGCTGGCTCGTCTGGGACAAGATGAACGGCGACAATGACTTTGCTGATTGCGAACTGGCGTGGACCAACCTGCCCAAGGCGGTGCGCCGCATCCGCCACATGTGGAACGGCATGCTCCGCAAGGGCAACGAGGACCGCCACCACCTGACGCAAAAGCCCCTCGGCGTCATGGAATGGGCGTTGGGACAGTTACCGGACAGCGTCAGCACCGTTCTGGACCCCTACATGGGATCCGGCACCACGGGCGTTGCCTGTGTCAAGAAACAGCTATCGTTCATCGGCATTGAGCGCGAGGAACACCACTTCAACATCGCCTGTGAGCGCATCCGCCGCGCCTATGGGCAACTTGACCTCTTCATCGACTATCGCGCCCCACGCGCCCCAGAGGCGGTACAGCAGGCCTTCCTGCTGGAGGCGGCCGAATGACGGACAAGAGCGCCAACGCGCTGGACGACGAGGATGCCCTCTACACCAAGCTGGAGCGGCTCGGCTGCAAGTCCTGGAAAGACCTGCGGTATGTGCTGTTCAACATCGGCATCACGCTGGATCCCAACGAGCCCGCCTCCAGGGTCCATTTGCGCGCCGCGCTTGATCACCTGAAGACCAGACGCCCGAAGAAGGGAGCCCCCCATGGCCCGAAGCTATAAGCCCCGCCTGGGATCGATCGACCCCAACGCCGGCGGCAGGGGCGGCGGCTCCCAGACCGAGGACATGTCGGACTCCGACCTGGCGGCGCTGGTCAAGAGCCTGGTCGAGGAAAGCGAGGTGGCGCGGGACGACGACACGGACGGCGGCACGCTCAAAACGAGAGAAAGAGCTCAGGAGTACTTCGACGGCAAGATGCCGGACACCCCGAGCGATATCGGCCGATCGAAGGTCATATCCAAGGACTTGCGGGCGGTCATCAAGAAAGTGATGCCCAGCCTCGTCCGTACCATCCTCGGCAACGACCAGGTGGTCGAGTACATCCCGACGAAGGAAGGCGACGAGGAATACCACGAGCAGGCAACCATCTACGTCAACGACGTGATCCTGCCCGAAACCTCCGGCTACGACGCCATCTACGACGCGATGCACGACGCCGTGCTGCAGCGCAACGGCATCCTCAAGTGGTGGCACGAGGAGAAGACGAAAGTCAGCGAGAAGTCCTATTCCGGGCTTGATGAGCAGGCGTTCCAGATGCTGGTGACGCCGGAAGAGGTCAAGGTGCTGGAGCACAGCCAGTACGAGGCGCAGGTGGAAACCGTGGATCCCCAGACCGGCATGCCGACGATGGTTCCGGAGCCCCTGCATGACGTGCGCGTCAAGATCATGAAGAAGAGCCGCCAGGTCAAACTGGCCTGCTATCCCCGCGAGCAGTTCCTGATCCATCCCGACGCGCTGTCGATCGAAACGGCCCAGTTGGTCGGCACGGTCGAGAAGGTGACCCGCAGCGACCTCATTGCGATGGGCTACGACTATGACCAGGTGATGGAGCTGCCGCTCTCCGACGACAAGGACGAGCAGGAGGAGGCGGAGCAGACACGCAGGCGCAATCTGGAGGACGGCAAGACCTACAGCCCCGCCACTGAGGAAATCGATTACTACGACCTGTATGTCCGGGTCGACTATGACGACGACGGCATTGCGGAACTGAGGCGCATTGTCATGGCGGGCGCCCTGACCGAGGAAAACATCCTCGAAAACGAGATGTGGGACGATGCGCCGCTGGAGGACATCAAGATCGAGCGCCGGCCGCACCAGTGGGAGGGCCAGTCAATTACCGACGACGTCGCCGACCTGCAGCAGATCAAGACGGTGCTGTGGAGAAGCACGCTCGACAACATCTACAGCCAGAACAACCAGACGCCGGTCTATGTCGAGGGCTCGATCAAGAACCCGGACGCCTTCTACAACCGCCGCTTCGGCGAGCCGATCATTGCCAAGGCGGGATCCAACGCCAACGACGTGGTGAGCTACCTGCAGGTGCCGAACGTGACGAAAGACGCGTTTGCGATGCTGCCGTATATCGACAGCGTCCTAGAGGATCGCACTGGGATTTCAGATGCGTCGAGCGGTTTAGCCCCGGACGCGCTGCAGAACGTCACCGCCAAGGCGACGGCCCTGATCGAGCAGCAGGGCATCGGCCAGACCGAGCAGATGGTCCGCACGGTGGCCCGCGGCGGGCTCGAGAAGATGTTCAAGGGCCTTCTGAAGTTGATCGTGCAGCACCAGGACAAGCCGCGCACGGTCTGGCTGACGGATAAGTGGGTGACCTTCGATCCGCGCAACTGGAACGGCGAGATGGGCTGCAAGGTCAATACGGGCCTTGGCGCCGGCACGAGAGAGCGCGACATGGCGGCCATTTCCATGGTTTTGCAGTTGCAGGAGAAGTTCCTGGTGGCGATGGGCGCCGACGACAACCCGTTTGTCACCCCTGATAATTTGTGGAATGGCGTGCAGAAGATGGTCCAGGCGACGGGATTGCCCAGTGTGAACTCGTATTTCACCAAGCCGGACGAGCAGAAGCTGGAGCAGCGCAGGCAGCAGAAGGCGCAGAAGGAGGACCCGGAGGAGAAGGCGGCCCGGCTGGCGGCAGAGGGCGCCATTGCGGTCGAGAAGGCCAAGGGCGAGAATGCGATGGCCGTTCAGGGCCAGAAGAGCGAGGCGGAGAGCCAGGATGCTGATCGGGAGGTTCAGCG